TTTTCTAAGTCTGCCATTTGTCTTTTAAGGTCTTGTTGTAGCGCTTTTACAACATCTTCTGTTTGTTGTGACATTTCCACAACAGTTACTTGACCTACTAACTTGCCTTTATAGGCTTCTTCAGCAGCTTCTTTAGTGTCAAATAGAATACCTTTGTTGTCGTAAGTAACACTTAGACCTACCCTCATTTTGTCTAAGTCAGGGGTAATGTCAGCGGCACGAATACTTTTATTGGTAGTAGGGTCAAAGCGTGTCTTTAATGCGTCAGTCGTACGCGATACATCAGACTTGTTTACCCCGCTTGTAGGCAAAGCAGTCATTAAAGCATTACGTACTTCTTCGTATGCTTGACGTAGTTTGTCTTGTACATTGCGGCTTAACTGGTGGTAAGCATTAGGAACAATACTAGGGTTTAATGCACTAGCTTCATCTAATGGCTCTGGATGCCCTAAAATGCTAGGCTTGCCTTTAGCAATGGTAGCTGCAACATCAGCCGCAGCAGCATCAGCGTTGCCAGTGGCAATGGCAGCTTTAGACGGACTAACCATTTTAGACCCACCACGGATAATTCCCCTAATTAAAGACGCTATTTCGACAACAGACACAACATCTATAGCCCTAAACACAGATTCTACTGCTATGTCGCTAGTGGTTTTTCTTTCTTCCAACAGCGTAGCTAAAAACTTCCTAGCATCCTTTTCATCTACAGCATCTACTAATGAACCTTTTAAGTCATATAAAAATTGAACAGCGTCGTTTTCAGGTAAGTCACGCAGCAATTGTTGAATAGCGTTTTGCGCTGAAGCGTTTGTTAAGACACTCTCAGTAAATCCGTAATCTTCTAGCTTTTTATTGACAGTTGGCAATAAACGTGTTATGTCCTCTAGTGTTTGTAATGGGATTACTTCTTGTAAAAACTGAACAGCGAAGCTACGTTCTTCTAAAGTGTTTAGAAAATTCTCAAGCGTAGAACGAATTGCTAAATTCTTTGAGAATTGTTTAGCAAGTGTATAAAGTTCTTCAGGTGACTTGCCTGTTTTCTTAGAAAGCTCCTGTAACATTAAAACCGATTCAGAAGCCTTTTGAGCGCTTTCTTTTACGTCAAGGTAGGTAGATGGCTCCTGAGTGTTAATATCGGCTCTAACAGCCTGTAATTGCTCCAGAGACCTATTGACAGAATCCAATGCCCCTTGTCTTGCAAAGTCAGTGAGCGAAGTCCTATAAATCTCCTCAAGTTCTTGTCGTGTCTTTTGTGCTTGTTCAGCAGCCATTGGCGCTAGACCAGAAGCAGCGGATTTAGACACATTATCCCAATAATTGACAAGAGACAAATCATCGTTTATACTCTTTATATAAGACATAGTAGTATTCATAATAGGTTTATTATAAATACTCTCTTGTTTAATGTCATTAGAGTATAATGGATTCTCTATATCATTGGATACATCTTGATATAAAGGATTCTCTAATGGCTCTAATGGAATGCTCTCATTAGTGGCATTAGTGTCATTTATGTCCATAGGTTGCATTAGTTTTCTTTTCTTTCTTTTTTTATCTTACTTTTTTTCTTTCTTTTCTTTTTCTGCCAAAAAGTAAAATAAGCGATTTAAGCCATTATTTTTAAGGGGTAGCTAGTCAGATACCTATTTTCAAAAATAAACGATTCTAGGGGTGTTTTAAGGCTTCCTAGAGGCATTCAGCCACTAAAGACTTTCTTCCATCCACCCATGTCACTGAAAATAGTGCCGGAAAGCTTACCAATAGCGCCATAAGTGGCTCCCCTTGCTTGAGCAGACCCAACCCTTTGTGCTGTCTCCATTTGAATGTTTCCAATGTTTGTGTTAATTTCTGAAATGTCTTGCATGAAAGACACATTGCCAGCAGCTTGAGAAGCAGCACTAGCAGACGCACCAGCAACAGCAGAACCTCCTATACCGCCTGTTAAAGCAGCTTGACTAGTTAGCGATGCTTGTGCTATGCGTTGCTCTCGTACTTGTTGACGTAGCTTGCGTACATTTTCCACTTCTGCTCTTTTACGTTCCTCTGCTAAAATACGCGCTTGTCCCTCACGTTGAGCAGAAGCGGTTTTTTTAGCTTCACGTTGTTGCATAGCAGCCGAACCAGCGCCAATAACAGCAGATGCAATAATACCTTCAACAATTCCCATAATTATACCTCAGTTTCACAATACATTATTTTTACATTAGGAATTTCTATGCTTTCTACTTCTTCAAATCCAAACATCTTTTCAAACTTTTTTAATTTAGGGTCATTGTCTGGAATAGCGACACAAACAATTTCAATTCCTCTTTTATTAAACGATTCTAATGCTTCTAGCCATATTGCTTTAGCTTTGTAATAAGAACTTTTACTCCAATTATGTATTTCAGCATGCGCCCAAACAGTACCTTCTTTGTCTGTCACAAAATACAAGTGACCATCTTCGTCTGACCAAAACACTTCATACATTAGTGTTCCCCGTATAGTTTATAGACCACCCATAAATGTGCATATTCTTAGCGGATTCAGCTTCAAACTTCATTTGTAAAGCCTTGCCACGCCCCCTAATTTTGTTTTTAGTGATAATTAAAGGATAGCCAGTGTTTAATGCTTGATTGTTGTTTGTAAGAAACACTCTGTTATAACGATACACTTGTTGCTCATCTGACCATTTACCAGTGTTACTATTGTCAGTAAAATCCCAACGAGTTTGTAGCAGACACGAAGAAGGATTAACTTCTTGTCCTAGTGCATCTAAAGCAGTTTCAGAACGCTTACAAAACACTGTTAGATATTGCGCTGTCTTAGCCCTAGCGGGACCATTGTTGCCAAATGAGTAAGACGTAATAAAATACTTACGTGGATACACAACTGCACTAGATTCCCATATAGGCGCTAGAATGCTTAATGTGTTTGTGCTAGGCACAAAGCTACTAAAGTCTTGGAAAGTTATGTTAGCAACCTGATTGGTTTTTTGTAAATCAGCAAAAGTGTAGTTTACTCTTTCAGTGTTAGTAGCACTAACCAAATAATCCGAATAAGTAACAAAAAACTTTAATATAGGAAGGTTATTATCTGCTGTTTGTAGCGTAACTACAACAGGGTCGCTCCCAATAACAACCGGGTCACTGCCAATAACAACTTCAGCTTCTTGTTCAATAGCAGACAATGGCTCAGTGAAATTGAAACCTAGTACAGCAGGAATACGAAAGCCTGATGTTTTAGGAAAAGACCAAGTATAAAAACAACCAATTTGTAAATCGGCTGCAAGAATTGTATCCTTAAATGCTATTTTATCAAGGTTTGTCCCATAAAGCCAATATACAATTTTGTTTACATTGTCATAAATACCATTGCATTTTTGTTTAGATATGTATGGAATAGCATTATACAATGTTTTTATTTTAGCGTTTGAAATGTTTTCTGCTTTAGACAAGCCAGTAGAATCCACTGTAACGCTGTAAATGCCTTCGTCTGACCAATAAAAAGCAGAGTTTTCAACAACAACAACACTTAAACCATTGATGCAACCTACATCAGTTACTTTATCTACAATGTAACTTGTTGCTTTGAAACCACTATCGCCGCCATAGATTGACCATACACCATTAGCAGCAAATACGATAACAGCGTTACCTACTGCTTTGATAGCATATACTTGTCCTGAGTTTTGTAAAATAATGACACCACCGTCATCATCTACTAAATCAGCTACCACCTCTGCTGTTGGGTCATTCTTTTGATAGCACTCGCCTAACTTTGAATAATTTTCTGATATTTGTGAATACAAAACCCACGAATTAACTACATTAGACGTAGCGCCAGCATAGAAAGACCTACCTGCAAAGAAAGCACAACACGATGGGCGAGAAGCATAAGATTCTCTTAAAAACTCCCCATTAGCTACAATTTGTTGTGGGTCTGGCTGATAACCGGGAATGTCAACATATTGGTATTCCCCTAATTCCTCGTTCCACCTTTTTTCTTGTGAAGCAGGAACAGCAGGAACAACAGCATTCAAACTACCAAAATAGTCATTAGGGTATGAACGTGCTTGGTCGAAAGCCTCAATAATGTTTCTACCTCTAGGAGCAGGGCTTGAACCAAACTCTTGTTTGTTTAACGTAGCAGTAGAAAAGTCATCGTTAGAATCTTTACCAAATATCCATTGTTTTGTGTTAGAAGGCCATCTACCAGTAGCAGATTGGTAATTGCTTAATTGTTGCCCATTCCACCCTTGATTTAACAAGTTGTAAATAACAGCTTCTTTTAGACCTAAAGAAGTCCACTCAGCATCAGACTTTTCTACATTGTCTGGATAGCCTGTAAAAATACCTTTGAAATCGCGTATGCGTAGCTTTAGCTGCGACACTTCTAGCGTATTAGTATCTTCTCTAAACGCTAAGATTAACGGGTCAATGTGTTTATGAGTAACAAGTAAGTTACCATAAAAAGATGTTACCTGAATAGCTGAAAACGCATCTAATTGGGTTACTTGCGCTATTTTATAAGACAACAAATCAACAGTAAACAGGCGTTTGTTGTTTGACGTTATAGCTTTATCGGCATCATAAAAATGGATAATGTTACCTGCTTGAACAACAAAAAAATTAACAGTTGGCTTGCTATTTACATTTTCCCATTTATGCACAATGTAAGCAGTAGAAAACACATTGCCATTATTGTCTGTTGGCAAATAACTAGAAAAACTACCATTTGTGTATGATAAATTAATAGCCCCGTTTTCTAATTCTAACGCTTCACGTATCTTAGTGCTGCCATCCGTTTGAGGAATAACATTAGTACCTTCTACCCAAGAATTTTTAGGAGTGACAAAAAAACCCCCTTCAGTGTTTAACCCACCTACAAAATTAAAATTATCTTCTACGGTAGCGGTAACAGCCATTATTCTTCCAAAGGAATTTGTTTAAGATTTACAATATCTAAGATTTTCTGTTTATGAGTAAATTTACCCATAAGCGCATCAGGAACACGACCAGAAAAAGAATAACGGCAATAGTAAAGACCAGACGAATCACGCTCAATAATAAGTTTGTTGACGTTACCCGTAGCTTCACGTTCTTCTTTACGCTCTATAGCTGCCGCTTTTTTTTCTGCTTTCTTACGCAACAAGTCGCTAACTGAATCATATTTTTTATCTTCTGCCATAATTTACCTTTCCATTAAATCTAAACTCACCATCGTTTATTTTGTAGGATTCGCTTTGTAGTCTTATTCTACCCTTTTGTGCCTTACGTTCTTCCCTAGCATTAACTTGTTGTTTTAAGTTTACAAATGCTTGGCTCTTAGCTTCAGCTAAAAGAGTGGTAAAGAATTTTTCAGGTATGTCAGGAATAAAGTTATTTTGATGTTGCCATTGAGGAGAGACAACACCAAAAACTTTACACTTAGCAGACTGCAATACACTATCCACCGTTGCTTCGTAGCTGTCAAAGAAGATGTATTTTTCGTCATAAGAAGTATAGTATTGAGGGTCACGGTTCATAATGATTCCGTTACTGTTCACCACATTAGCTAACACTTCTCTTTTAGAAAGCAAATCGTCAAAGTCGCTAGGTGACAAGTAACGCACTTCTTTTTTGTTGTATTTTACCCATAAAACCTTATTCAGATTTTCAGGCATTTCCATCTTAGTGGGGTTATTAGGGTCTGCTAGGCTATTGAATGTAGTCAGTTGTTGCAGAAAAGGCCAGTCACGCTCAGTCATAAGTTCATAAAAAGCCTCACGTACCAAGTCAGCCACTTGGATAGATTCAACAGTGTCATCAATGTCATTAACATCGTCGCTATCCATTGCAGACAAAATGGATTGCGTCATGTCTAGCAACGTAAGTTTAGGCATTAGTTAGATTCCCTATAATTACGCTGAATTAAAAATTCAGTGTCGTATAAGTTAATGTTAGTGTCTGGAGTAACAAAAATCGTCAATGTCTGGTTGTTAATAGCAGACTTCATTGGAATGACAAAAGGAAATGACACTTGATTGACATTACTACCACCTTTAATAAACACTGTTTGACCAGCAACAACAGTGGGACCAGCAGCGCTTTGCAATTCAAATAGACAAATATAAGGTGAGCTGGCAGCGGCAGCAGCGGTAATACGGCAATTCACGCGAATAATGTAAAGAGCGTTAAGGTCATTTATTAGAAAGTTATTGTTTACAGTTGACCAAATAGCGCCCAATCGAGTAACATCAGTAGATGCGTCAAGAGAATTGTTAGTAAGTTGTGTGCGAGAGCCAGAACTAATAGCACGAGGTGAACCAGAAGTGTATAGGCTATCGTGAATGTCATTCCAACCAAATAGGTTATTAGAGGCGCTAGAAAAGTCTAAATCGGCTTCAGTTAAGCGCGTCCACCCACCTGAACCACTCCCATTAGCTTTATACACTTGTCTATTGGAAGCCGTTGTAATGCCTTTAGGCTCATGTATGTTGGGGTCTGCAATAGCAGAATGTTGTATATTAGGCATATAAAAAGAGGCGAGGTTTCCCCCGCCCCTAGCTCCTATTACTTAGCGGGGTTAATACGATAAGTGACGGTTACAGTTGCACGACCAGCAGCAGTAACGGTAGGCGTAGTACCGCCAAGCGATACACGCAAGTTACCAGCAGTGGTAGAAGTCAACGGCGTAGTCGTAGGAGACAGCAGGTAAGTGCCAAGTGCTTCTGCGTTAGCCTCAGAAAGAGCACCAAACACAGCAGCAGCACCAGTACCAGAAGTACCAATCTGAATCGTGGGAGTAGTGCCGCCTAATACAAACACTTCACTTACACGCACCGAAGCAGAAACAGGAGAAGCACCAACAGGCAAGGCTTCAGTGGTTACAAACTGATACACACCACCAGAAAACTTTTCACCGTCGAGAACAAAAGTGAGTTCTTTTTCGTTGCTGTCAGTCAACACAGCGCCTACACTGTCAAAGTCAATAGCATTAGGACCAAAGCCGACAATCAAGCCATCGGCGTTAGTCCAAGTAGATGCACGAGTCATGTTATTATCCTTTCAATTAAATGGTTGAACGAGAAATAACAGATACCAAGCATTCTGGACGATACAGCTTTAAGCCGTAACGTGCGTTCATGACATATTCATCACGACGCATATCTTTATTGCGTTCATACTCGATGCGTGGCATTTGTCTCCAAGCGCCTACAAACGGGGTCAAATCGCCGCCAACAGCCATAAAGATGTTGGTACGTGGGTTAGCAGGGGTACTAATGCTACCACGAGCATCTGCGTTAATAGCAGTGTCAGTGGGCGTAGCAAGGAAGTTGCTAACGTACACATCAAAGCCATAGATGTTGCGGATAAAGCGCATAGAACCCGTAGCAGTCATGCCAGAAGTAACAATGCCTTCAAATTGCGGGTTGTTCTGAACCTGAACCAAATTGGTCAAAGTATTCAAAACATACTCTTGCGACGGGTCAATAATAGCAACACGAGCGCCATAAGCAGATGCTTTGTCCAAAGAAAACTTAGCTTTAGCAAAATCATCTAACGACAACGTAGTGTTAGTAGTACCCGAAGCAATAAAGCGATGTGGTGCGCCGTTAATGCTGTTAGCATCGTTCAGCGTTTGGGTGTTAGCCAAAGACATTACACCAGTTTCAAGGTTTTCGTCAATGGCGCGACGCATCTTGCCGGGGAAGCTACCAATCAATTGTTGGTAATAAAAGCTATCTTGTTTTGCGCGATCAGTAATGAACGTAGCAACTTCAGGATAACGATCAATTGAGAAAGTAAACTCACCAGTGTCAGCAGAATCGTAAGCAGCAGGGCTATCTTCGTCTGCTTGACGTACAGGCAATTCACCAAGAGAAGGAATGGTTAATTGGTTGCCATCGCCAAAACCTTCCAAAAAACGCACATATTTAGTACCAATGAGCATCTCTTGCAGGACTTCTTTCAGTTCGTTTGACCAAACTTCTGTCCGTACTAGATGCTCATTTACCTTTGCATAATCAAAACCAGCCATAGTAAATGCTCCTTAATTTCCAAAATAGAGAGAAGGATTCTTAGTTACCATGTTTTGAAACTTAGCTTGAAAATTGCTAGACCAATAGTAGCTAGGGTTTTCTTTGCGGAGTTTAGCCGCCCATTCCTTAGTACCTTCAATGTTCTCGCGGTTTCCTCTTGCTATGTCTTTAACACTTGTAGTAACAGAAGAACCAGTGTCCATAGTGTTAGTGACAATAGAGCCACTAGCAAAAATAGCCACAAACTTATTAGGGTCAACAGCAGCCAGTTCCATCAGCACTTTGGCTTTTTCAGGGGTGTCAGCTTCTTGCTTAAACACTTCCACTGCTTTTTCACCAAACTTTTCTTTCATGGCTTTATCAGCCGCTAAAAGATTTGCTTCACGGGTGTCCGTTTGCTGTTTCTTTTTAAGCGTTTTCTCTACTAGGACTTCTAGTTCTTCGGGGTTAATCGACTGAACAGCAGAAGGGGTTTCTTCTGTTGAAGTATCCTTGTTAGACGTAATACGCTCCAAGACATCATCAATAGTTTTAGCTTCTACTGCTTTAGCTTCTGCTTGACGTAGCTTCTCTTTTAACTCTAAGATATGCTGGTCAGCGTTGACATAAGCCTTAGCTAATTCTTCGGGTGTCTTGTATTTTTGTGTGTCTCCAACCAATGAGGTTAGATAGTTTTGTTGCTCTTGGGTAGTTGCAACGGCTTGCTGATTGTTGGTACTTTCAGCGGAAAAAATGGTTTCCTCGGTCAAGGAAGTCTCCTAAAAGTTAGTTCTTAGCTGAATCGGGTAACAAAGCCAAGATTTTGTCATAAGCATTACACAAACCACCTTCATAAGCGAGTTTTGCGTAATGGTTTGGGCAATCAAAATCCTCACGCTTAATGCCTTGAGAATTTTTCTTGAGTTCTAAAACTACGTTGTAAAGCGGTCTAAGCGTATAACCCGCATTAGCCCACAAACCTTCAAAATCTTCTTTTGAGACATCCTCTGGTTTATGCTTCATCAAAAGAGTATTCATTGTTCAGGTTGCTCCACTGGTAATTGCTGTTCTGTTTGTAAATCTTCTTGCTGTTGGTTTATTAAGCGTTGTGTCTGCGCTTGTTCAAATATCATTGCGTGGTCTCTGAATAAACCGTAGTTGCTCCATCCTAAATTCTCATCTAGCGCTTTAGCTGCATTCTTAGCACTCATGTGTACTTTTAATTCAGGCCATGCTTGAATAGTCGCTATTGTTTGGGCGAGTTCTTGGACAAACTTAGCTTGCTGTGCAAAATGACGAGCGCCAATAGGATACAGCTTGCCAGACGCTTGCAAATCCTCTTTAGTGACTTCCAAAAAGATTTCTGCTCCTGTTTCATCGTCTAGTACCTTTATCTGCTCTACAGTGTCAAAGTTTCTAGCCGCTTCTGCCAACATACCATTCAACAAAGGCTCTATTACATTCTTTTCAAACCAAGCCACTTTATGTTGGAATATGCGACCTGCTGCGTTTTCTAGTGCTTGTACTTCATATTTGGTTTTTTCACCGGGAGTACGGATACCCATTGCTTGCTTAGGTGCGCCAGCTAATTCTTCCATTCGATTCATAAGTTCTTGAATCTGAATGTCTGCATTTAGCGCTGTAGTGTCTGGACGCATAAACTCTACGTCACCCTCGTCACCACAATTGATTTCAGCACCGGGATGGTACTCAAAATCCTCTACAGTCGTTCCTTTTCGCTTGATAATAGGGTAGGCTATTAAATCAAAAACATCGGCTTTAAGGTTCTCTAAATGGTCTATACGGTACTGCAAACCTACTAGCTGGTCTAGTGGTCCTTGCGCCCATAAGTTATCTGACCGAACACGCCAGCCACAATGGTAGAATGGCTTATGTGCTGTCCATAGCGGGTTATCCTCATTGCGAATAATCCAGCGACGGTCAATAACAGTGATTACTTTGTTTTTGTGTAGTTTTTGAGTCTTAGTGTCGTAAATGTCACCCCAAAACTCTAGCAATTCCACCATATCAGAACTAAGGTATTCTTCTAAACTACCAAAGCCTTCAATGTTCAGATTGATTTCTTTTTTGATTTCAGGGTCATCTATTATTCTTGAACGTAATTTAAGAGCCTTTTTTAAGATATTTTTATTATATCCTAAATTTGGCTTTGTATCAATATCTTGCATTACATCGCCAATGCTTTTTAACATACGGCGAATTAACGGGGTTTGAGAAAACGAGGAAGCTACCGGATTAAAGACAACATCGTTAGGAGAAACACGATAGGCGCGTGGGCCTACATATTTTTTTACAATGTTGGCATTAGCGCCAGAGTAAATATCCCGAACAAAATCATAAGTAACGATAACATTGCCATAGTCAATATAGTCCAATACAAGTTGTTCAACCAACAAATCAAACCTATCTTCTTTGAGTTTTTTACGCATGTAGGCTTCAATAGCCTGACGTTTGCTCATCATAGAGGCTGACTTGTCATCCGACTGCCAAAAAAACCAATCCTGAGATGGAAACAAGGCTGCCATGTAGTTAGCATGGAGATTGTCTCGTATCTGCGTTAGTTTAGGCGACACTGTAGAGTTATTCCAGCTAGTGACAGCACCATTAGAGGTTTTACGAGTATCCGTAGCAAACAAGTATTGACGTAGTTCTTGTTTGTCTGTTTTCCACTCTAACCTATCAGAATCCCATCTCTGCCACATATCAGCAATCTTTGTGGCTAGATGGTCTGCATCAAAACTATCTACTTCAATGTTATCATTCATCGAAATCTAACGCCTCCAAAGCGCGAAGAAAATTCTATTACATTGCTTTTATCTTTAGACCTACGTGAAGAAATGGGCGGTTTAGCTATTTCAACACACGATGCTAAAGCGTCTTTTATGTCGTCATGCTCAGGATGATTCATTATGAGTTCTTCTTCCAACAGAGAACAGTTTCCGCCTTTGTAATGAAAGACAAACCCATGTTGATAACGTGGCTCCAAAATAGCTGAAATACGTTCTTCTTTTTTTACGTTTCTAGGTGGGGTGTACTCATCAATAGAAAACACTATGTTCTGACTTCTCATGTAATCTTTGAATTGAGACACAATAATCTTTTGCATCCCTGACACTTCGCACCGTATTTTTCTAAAGCGCCATTTACGATACATTCTTTCTACTTTGTCATACATGACGCTAATCTTGTTTGTCTTAAATCTTTCAATGTCTAAGACATACAAATAATTATCCTCATCTACGCCTAGTATCAGAATCACGGTAAAATCTGAACCTGTATTTATTGTGTACGCAAAGTCCATAGCGGCAAACACATTGATAAGTTTATCGCCTATGTACCACGCACCACTTACGTTAGTTACCGATTCTCGCTCATAATAATTAAACCTGCTTCTGTCTATAATGGCATTTTCAGACGCATTGGGGTTATTGTAGTATTGAGCAAAGAATTGCGTAATGTCTAAGTATTTTGCTTTTTTACGCGCTAATTCTTTTTCGTCAAACCCAAATGTCTTTCCATCTGCTCTACGTTGTTTAGGCCATAGAAACTCACCATCAGTTTCTACAACACGCTCAAACACTTCATAGACAGGCACTTCCACATCTTCATCTTTTTCAGCGTCATAATAGGTTTCTGTCATTTCCATCAAGTCTTTATACAAATCACCCGGATGGTATCGAGTACCTACGACCCACTCTTTAGACCCCGTTGTCTCAATAGACGATAGCTGCGAGTAGTACGACTTAACATCGTCCCTTCCCTTTTCAGTATAAGCATTATCGGGAACAACAACGTCATCCAAAACAGCCAAACTACAGTGCATACCAGTGACGTTAGCACCAATACCAGCAGCTTTAATAGTTGGGTCACGTACACCCTCTTCTTTCCTTTTAGGGTGGTCAATAGCAATTTCACCCTCAGTCCACTTTTCTCTGCGACCTTCTTGCTCATTAACCATTTCAGGCCAATAAAACTTATAAGTGTCGCTAGTAAAAATGTCCTTAATAAACTTTAATTGTTTTTCTGCTAAGTTAGCTGTTGCAGATACATATAAGACAGTGGTATCAGGATGCTTTGTAATCCACCATGCCACACGATAGGCAACCATAGCACTTTTGCCATGATCACGCGGCAATAAAAGAAGTTGGTTATCTTTTGCGTCATCTCTAGTCCACCAGCGGCAAAGTTCAGAATGAATGTCTCCTAATACACGATGGGGCGCTATAAGACGAATAAAAGTCTCTAAATCAGCCTCAGCAGCCTCACGTATGGCTTGTTTGTCTAATTGTTTCTTTTTAACGACCATGTGGGCTTGGTTGTATAGGCAGAGGTAAAATCTACCCCTTTGTTTTATGTATCACTACGTTTATTAAATGTTTATAGAGTTGAGCGCATTGAAAGTTTTTTGCGTAGTTGCAAGCTCTAGATCAATTAACTTCTCTATTGTCACATATCCTCTTATGCGAAGGTGGTGAATCCAGTAACGTCACCTAACGTCACTGCTGTATTATTAGTTAAACCTAAACCGCCTGTAATCATTATTGTAATACCAGTGCTAAAAGCAATACCGCCTTCCCACCTACATTCTAAAACTTGGTTAGGGGGAATGTCAATCTCAGTGAGAGCAGCAGTAGTGCCCGGAACAACAGAAGCACTTAAAGAGTTAAAAATCTTAACCCATTTAGTTGTAGCCGAGTTATTAGCTAAAGTAAGCCCAAATAACCGTCCAGCAGCGCCTTTAATTTGTTGTGCTGCGGGAGTGGCTGGACACAAGGCATTTGTTAAAGAAGTAGCGCCAGTGACTGCTACGTTTAATGCGTTGCCGTGAACGCGTACTTGGTTTTCTGCGCCACTCAAAACATCAATCCCTACAAGTCTTACACTCATTTTATATCCTTTTTTGTTAAATCACCACTTAACTTTATCAGCCCAATACGCAGCACTCATTTTAGCCATTATTTCATTTTTCCGTTTTTAGTACGAGCAAACGACCTATTTTTAGAAGCAGGTACAGCACGTAAATTAGACCTATGATTGCCCCCACCTTTACTTAATGGGCGCTTACTGCAATTTGTTTGATTTTGCATAGTTTTCTTTAGCAGTCAGTAATTGTAAATTCCACGGAACGTGCAGCCCGCAAACATCTTTGTTGTTTATTGGAACAATGTGATCTACTTGCATATGTGTAATTTGAGCTAAATGATAAATTTCAAACAACCATAACTTGTGAAATTCGCTTAACCACTTTGGCGTTGCTTGTTTTACTCTTTTTTTACGCATGTTTACATATGCTTTTAGTTTTTCTTTATTACCTATTCCCCATTTTCTTTTAGCAAGTTTCATTTTGTCTTTATTGGCGTCTCTCCACTTTTTCTTTATTTCTTTGGATTTACCTTTGTTTTTCTCTGACCATTCTTTGCTTTTTTTATTCCACTTATCTTTATTATTTAATCGCCATTTTGTTTTGCGATCTTTTTCACACTTTTCACACCAAGACCTATAAAGACGCTTTCCTGTTTTTTTTGAGATGTTTGCAGAAGCTAGTAAAGAAAACTGTAAACAAATAGAACAATTACCTTCCACGTTTTTTTTCTCTTTTTGAAGTTTCAGATTTCATAGAACCATCCGCATTTCTTTTGAACGACCTATTTGCAGATTTGTCCTCTATTTTTAGATTACTTCTATGATTACTGCCACCTTTACTTAGTGCGTGTTTATGTGCAACGTCCTTGCCGTCCCCCTTACGCACTACACCTTCTTTTTCTAGCTCACGTCTTGCAGAGTTTCTTTTTGCTCTACGCTTTTTTTGCTTGTCGTCTGCGTGATACTCATTGTATTCTTTTTCATAATCGCGTACAGAATTTCCGTTCTTATCTTTTTTCATATAAGGCATTACTTTCTACCTCCCATCACTAGCCCAAGCCTACCTATGTCTTTCTCTATTTTCTTGTTGTCTTGTTCGCTTGTATCTTCTTCTTCTTTTACAGGCCTTCCTACGGAATTTTTAGCCACTTTAGCTTTCATTTCCTTATATTGACCTTCTGCAAGCCATTTAGCAGCAGCAGTGCCTCCCTGACCCGCTGCATGTTGTTTTAGAAGCTCTATGGCTTCCATTTTAAGCTGAGTTTCTACTTCATCACGCCACGCATCAAAATAAGGTTTTAACTTCTCATTGTTACGTAGCATACACCAGTGTTTCCAATCACCCACCAAAGCCATAGCAGGCTTGTAGTCAGTGACATCACGGCACTCCAAATACACTTCACGCCAGTCATCTAAGGAAAACACTGCATATTTTTTATCTACGTGCTGTGCAGAAGTTTCCTTAAACAATCCTGTTATTAGCGGCCTGTTCTGGCTGTCACAAAAAACAGACTTGTCATACTTAATTTTCTTCATTGAGCTACCATTTGATGAAAAGCACAAGGAGGCTCATCTATTTCTACCAACGGTCTTAAAGAAGCAACCCCATCTTCATTCACATGAGGAACAGGAGGCATAGCAAAACAAGCTCCATAAGGTTCATTCATGTTTCCTTCAGATTCTTGTGGCTTGTAAAAGCGACAATTGCCACATACGGGAACCATAAAGTCAACTTGCTTTTGTTTCTTCATGCTATCTTATCCACTAGAAAAGACACAATACCACCAACAATCGACGCTACACCCATTCCTACCCAGAAGCCCCCTTTAGACTTATTGGCAAGCTCTAATAGGCTTTTAATGTCATTACGAAGTAAATGTACTTCTTGCTTTAGCAGGTCAACTTCTGCTTCTAAACGTCCAAACTCACGAGGGTCAATAGGGTTAGTCATGTTTAGCGCTTATTATTTAAGTTGTTGCAAACCAATCAACTGATAAATTATCAGCGCCATTGAATGTAGTTAAATTGAGCATTAAAACAATCCCCACGTACCCGGAGTTCCGCTTGTTGTGCAGCGCGTTCCCGTGTTTCCACCAGTCGGATTACTGTGAAAAATGGTGTCCCCAGTTACCCAAGTGCCAGCAGTCGGAGTAATGTCGGAGGACAAAGAAAAACGCGAGGCAGTGAAATGCGCCACCTCAGACCCATCAGACGCTAGGAACCGATTGATTGGGATGATGTTTAAGCCGCCGTATTTGTTTGTAATTGCTGACGCGACGGTGTTGTTACGAAACAGTTTTACGTAACCATAATCTGTTGTTGTAAGGAGAGAATACGCAGTGCCTCCAGATTCTACGCTAAATACGTGGCAGTTTTCGATCTCAACATCGACAGCACTCGTACTAACGACTCTTAACCCACGTTCTTGAGTTGTCTCACTAGCTGCTGTACGGTGTCCAAGAAATGCACCATCTACTCTGCATCGAATACTGCCTTCAATGGCAATGCCAGAAGGTGTTGAAAACCCTGCGTCTTGACCGTTTCTAAAGCAATGAGTTCCCGGAAGAACCATTACATCTTCCGGCTTGTTAATGCCATGATGAATATAAATACCATGTCCACGGTTAGCCCAAAACCTACCGTGTATATGTGTGCCATAAACCAGCTCATCTACAAGACAACCATGTAAATAACCAGTCATGTCCATGTCCATGAAACGACCACCCCGCAGTTGAATGACGTAAAGCCCCGGCGTGACTGATGCCCCGCCAGAACCCTTTGCAACAACATGTCTAACATCTAAATCTGTTTCGTGTAACGGGTCAATAAGTGGCGTATAGCCTCCAGTTGAAGCCACGTTGTCGGCGTAGCTGTCAGCGTAAACAGCCCATGAGTCAGTAGTGTTTTCAAGGGAAACCCCATCCACCACGATACCCTTCATGCGCAGATGTTTTATGGCCGCAGGGGCAAACTCAAACCCAACATCGCCAGCCGTTACTCTGATGCCTGCGTATGTGCATTGCTTTGCGCGGACATTCTCAACGCGAATATTGTAGATGCCTGACAGCCGTACAACATGCGAACCGGTATCAACACCTGTTTTTGTGCGCGACAACGCTCCTGCCTTGATGTTGCGTATGATGATATTATGTGGGTGCGTGGTGTATGCGGTCCCTGCGTCAAAGTTAGCGCGTGATGTTGAAATGTTGCTTGATGTAATGGTCCCAACAAAACCCCAGTCTAAATGCACAACACCAAACAAAGTAGATGAGTCAGGGGCCTCGATATTTTCAATTAGTCCGTTATTTGCGCCTCCAATTATTTGAATGCACACTTTTCCATCTCTGTTAGTCAACAGTTTTAGATTTTTTGCTGACCATCCTGTAACACCTTCATCAATACTAGGACTAGAAACCGTGCCACCGTCTCCATACAAAGGGCCAATTAAAAGCGGGGCATGAATACCAGCCTGACTTCCTGGTGTGCCACTAGATTGAACTTCAATTTCCCCATTGCACACTTGACTACGATTTCTCAATCTTACACCATAGTCATTTGTTCCTGACAAAACTGAAAGAATCTTTCCTCCTTGCAAATCAAGCGTAACATCATCTTTAACAATGATTGGACTAGTTGTTCTATACGTCAGCCCACCACCAGTAACCGTTTGCCCTCCAATGCTTGAAGCATAGTCGATTGCAGCCTGAATTGCAGCAGCGTCATTAGTGACACCATCACCCACAGCCCCAAAATCTTTAACAGACACAAATTCTTGCAGCTTACCTGTTACTGGGCGCTGTACAGCCCCTGTACCTAAAGGCGTGTATTTGACATCATCCCAACTAACTGAAGTGCCGTTAGTGGTGAGATATTTTCCGTTGTTACCTGTTTGTGTAGGAAAGTTAGCTTGTACTACAAGCTGCCACCTAAGAGCCGCTAAATCCGTAGCAAACGTCCCAGAGGTATGTGCTATGACACAAATGTATGCAGACCCGCTTTGCTGTATGACATCCCCTACCTGATATGCTGTAGCTGTAAGCCATTGTCCCTCCCAATTAAACCCTTTCACTGTTATGGGGTTTTTTTGGTTAAGAATGCTAAAGCCATTCATGTCTAAATTGGCTGTCATTTGATTAGGAGTGTCCCCATCCCTAGACAACGTATTGTCAAACGCAGCCTCAATAGCATCAAAATTGGCATTGAGAGCATCAACTGTTCCATATCCTGATGTTATTGAGCTTAACGGTACTTTAGGCATTTAGATGGTTTCCTGTCATTTGTGGCATTTCTCTGAAACTTGATAATTTTTGTGGGATTTTCTTGAGTGTCATCATAAAAGTCCTCAGCACCCCCAGCCCCCTATGTGACCACCTCAAGTTACAAAATGTTACACTTGTGGCTGTGTGTGCGCTATGATAGACCTTTTGTGTTACATTTGGTTACATTTATGGTGCATTTGGTTACATTGTGATACATTTATGGTACTTAAATGAGAATGATTCTCGTTTATGATAGTACATAAGTGATAGCATCTTAAGCCATACTTATAGTCTTTAAGCTTTCCATTAAAGCCCATAAAGTAAATCTATAAGTTAAAATAAAACAATAACTTAAGACTATAAGACACTAAAGACCTAATGTGTTTCATTAGGCAAAGCGAGGACATGCTAGAAGACAGTAATTAGCGGTCTTTTAGCTTGCCCACAAGAATGATTCATTACTTCATTCTTACCAGCGTGTTACCTTGTTCCTTGAGTTTATTGATGCCCTCAAGCGTATTAGATAACGTACAATGTGCAGTTAGTTATTTCTGTCGGCTATTAATGTTGATTGTGTCTTCTGAGCAGTAAGCCGTTTTCTCTGATACCCTAACAAGTCCAGATAGCGCCGTCCTCTAAGCGCTTACAAGCCAGCTTGGTCTTAGGATGCACGCATCTTCACTTAACCCTCATACAGCTTGTAATTCACACTATACAGACTTTTTTTATGCTTGTCAAATGCCTAGCATGTCTAATAAGATAATGCAATAATGTTGTGTCTTATATGTTGTTTTTATACAACACATAACAAAGTTGTAACAAATTGTAAGAAATGGGGTTTATGAGTTGACATGTAGAATCAGCATGATAAGATGTCTACATCGAAACAATTCCATGAGAGGTCAAATATGTATCAAGTAACAGCTGTTTGTCTAGGGTCTGAAATTGGGTACGGCGAGTCTGAGTCCTATGATCGCGCAATGAATGACGCAATAGAGAGCATCGGGTCTGGTCTGGGCGATGTATATCATCCTGATGATGTCACATTGGAATGCCAGCAAGGGTGCGTCAAAGTCGAAACGCCTTTAGAAGTTTGGCAGTATTTCAACTGGTAACAATATCAGCGCTACGCGAAAGCGTAGCTTTTAAGGTGTATCACGAAGGAAAATGAAAATGAAACAGCAAGAGATAGCGCACCAGGCATTACACAATGCCACCACAAACCAGAGCACAACCAACTACTTCGCAATTATCGAAGGTCTATCACAAATGGGAATCCCGGTTCAAGACATTAAACCTAGAGAGAATGTCTTTACTTTTCACGCATGGAAAGCGCTTAACAGGCACGTAAAAAAAGGTGAAAAAGGCGTACAGGTTCTAACTTGGGTAAAATACACTACTAAGGCAGGCGAGGAAGCAATGCGCCCAAAGGCTACTTATGTATTCCACATTTCACAGACTGAAGTCAATCAATAACCAAGAAGGAGCATCACCATGATTTACACTATCGCAACAAAAGACTTACAAGCAGTAGCGTTAGCAATGGCTAATAAAGACATTCGCTACTACTTAAACGGCGTATTATTCGAGCTTGACAACGATGGGGGATATAGGCTTGTCGGTACTGACGGCCACAGAATGCACATCGTTTGTAAGCGCAAATCACAAGCAGTAGATTCTGTCATTATGCCTAGTGATACAGTAAAGCAGCTATGCAAACTGAAACCGCAGACGTTCGAGATTGAGATTATTCCAGGCGCAACTCGTCAGATTAAAATTAGAACAGGCGCGGGATTTATTACAGTGCCAGAGGTAGTTGGGAAATACCCAGACTATCGGCGCGTTATACCAACTAAGTTACAGCAGGTTGAAGTGGCACACTATACGCCTGAATATCTCGTTGATCTAGCAAAAGCACAGAAAATACTAGGCACAGCACAGCAGCACGGCTATCTTGCACAGCAAGGAAGTAGCGGCGTATATGTTTCTAATGAAAAATCGTTCTATGCTGTAATTATGCCAGTGCGCCACAAAGTACCAGAATCATCAGAATTCGAGCGCGGATTGGCTAAGGTGCAAGCATGAGCGCCGACGACATCCTAGCAGGTCTATCATTTATATCTGTTTTGCTGTTTGTTTGTCTTATTTGAAAGGGGTTTATTATGTACACTGAAAACTTGAGCGAAATACTAGGATTCGCACGAGAGCGCGAAATGGTGCGCGACATCCTGAACGCATGGGGGTCTCACGGCTTGCCTATTGATTTTGATGATGACGGCGTAAAAATTGGATTTAATAAGCAAAGCGGTTACGTGTTTTTAGTTAATAGTGATTATCAATGCTGCATGGTAGTCGATGGTAAGTTAGAGTCTTTTTATTATTCGCCATACGAAGGAATCGAAGGGTTTTTTGATGGTCTTGTCGAGCAGTATTCGTGCATGCATCATGAAGATCAGGAATGGTTAAGGGACATTGCAAAAAACCTAGGCAGACTTGACGAGCTGCCAGCACCCGAAGAAAGCGGGGTTTCTTATGAGTAAAATTACAAAGGCCGAAGCCTTACGCGAATTTAGGGAACAATGGCGCGAAGCCTTGGCAAGCAATCCAAGGCTACATGGGGACACTGTAGCAAAGTGTGAGGCGTGGAACGATTACACTGATGCATTGTGCAAAGAGGGGCGCATATCTGCCAGAGCCTACAGCACATGGACAAACCCTTTTTAATTGGAGCTTATAAAATGCAACGGATTTACTCTGTAACTTTTGTTTTACGCGACGGCACAAAGCACGACAAAGTAGAGAAGGCTAAAGACCACTGTAAAGAAAAAATGTATCAAATTCTGCTTAAGTTTGGTTTTCAATTTACCCCTGTTAAAGTGGCAAACTGGGCGCAAGCTGTAGAAGATAGCACGTATGACGCTGCCTTTTATGAATACCTAGAATGGCGAAAAGAGTATGACGATTTATTAAATTACGAGCAGGACAACGACTACGACATATGCGAGGCATAGAATGTTGACACTTGAAAAATTATACGAGTCTGTTTTTGAGCATATCACTGACAGGGATTTTGTAAGGTTCATTGAAGAGCCGGAAGAGGTCGAGCTATTGTCAGAAAAAGATTGTAAACTCATAAAGAGAGGGGGGAGCAATGGACAAAGCAAAGCTGATTGATTTACTCTATGACGTGCTACCATACGTGCAAGGGGGCGAGCAATTCGAGGAAAGAGTGCGAGGCAAGCGAGTGGGTGAAAGCGTATCGGTTAGAGTATGGGAAGTAATCAAGACGCTAGAAAAATGGGAGGGGGCTTGATCGTTATAATGATATTTTCTTCTCTCTTAGCTTTACTTTCCCGGGTTTTCCGAAGATAATTAGGGGCGGCCTACGGGTCGCCTATCTTTCTTGAAAGAGTACACATGAAACACTATATAGCAGCAGCGCTAACAACACTGGCAGCATCCTGTACTTATGCGCCAGCATTTGCAGAACAGGCTTATAAAGAAGTGGCGTGCATGACAATAGCACAGGCGGCGCAAATACTGAAACAACATCAGGCCGAGCGCATAATCTCTTTTGAAACTGAGCTAGGCTTTGCGCTAGTCGCGGAAACCCCGAAGGGTGAGATTGTCATTATGGAGTTTGTGCCTAAGGATGATCTCGCTTGTTTAATCGTTGACGGAAAGAAACATAAAGGAGCATAAAAAATGGATGAGCAATTGGAAGAGCTAAGACGACTAAGAACGCTATTGCTACAGGCGCGGGATGCGTTAATCCCGTACATGCAGCTATTGGGGCATGTATGCGTAAATCAAGAGCATCAGGTGTATAAACCGCTGTATAATCAAGCTGCACAAGTCGTTATGGCTATAGATAAAGAGAGCAAGCTATGACAGCAGCCAGAGAATATAGGGGCTTACTTTGTGAGATTAGGGAATCTTTAATTCAGAGTGGCGATGAATCAAAATACAGAAACCTGATAAAGAAAATTGACGCGCTGCATTTATTTGATGCGAGGTTTAATGTATACTCCCCCGATCACGTACCGGGCTACAGAAAAATAGGGGGAGTGTTTCATCCTTGGGCTAATTTGATGAGGTTTTACAATGAATGAGGTCAGCGAGTTTGTCGAGCATGTGGCATGTGACTGGTGTGGTAGCAGCGATGCAAGAGCCGTATACAGCGACGGTCATTCGTATTGCTTCGCGTGTTCACCAGAGGATGCCTACCAACCAGCGGCAACAGGCGTACAGCGGCAACAGCAATTTGAAAACATACAGCGGCAACAGCCGCAGGAGAGAAAAGTGATAGACCTTTTGGAAACTCGCAAGCTAACAAAAGAAACTTGTTCTCATTATGGGGTAGAGTGTCTTGAGAATGGCGATGTTGTCTTTCAGTACAAGAAAGCCAAGAAATACCGCACACCTGAGAAGGAATTTAATTGGTCTGGTTATTCTAAAACCGTAGGCTTATTCGGTCAAGATAAATTCCCCATTGGCAGCAGCAAAACCATAATTGTCACAGAAGGCGAATATGACGCTTTGGCTGCGTTCCAGATGCTTGCAGGTACGGTAGCATGTGTGAGCGTAGAAAACGGCGCTAATGGGGCTTTAGATTCGTTTAAGAGGCAATATGAATATCTGGATAGCTTTGACAAGATTGTTATAGCGTTTGATGGTGATGAACCCGGAAAGAAAGCAGCTAAAGAATGCGCTGATGTGATTCCCCACAAAACCTACATATTACATAGCGGGGGGTTTTTCAAGGATGCTAATGACTATTTGTTATATGGGGATGTTAGTGGCTGGTTAGCCGCATATAAAAATGCAGAACAGTATAAGCCTGAGGGAATTGTCCAGCTTGCTGACATATTAGATAGCCTATTGGCTGATGAAAAAGACGGTATTCCGTGGGTGTTTCCTACATTGACAAAGCTGACACATGGCAGACGTGAAGGGGAATTGTATGGCTTTGGTGCTGGTGTCGGCATGGGTAAGACAGACATATTTACACAAAGCATAGCCTATGACCTTGAACAAGGCTTGCCAGTGGGGGTGTTTTACCTTGAGCAGCCTATTAAAGAAACCGCGCTACGCATTGCTGGTAAGAGTGATGGCAAGATATACCACACCAAAACAACAAAGGAACACTACGAAGAAAGCCTGAATAGATTATCAGGTAAGCCACTGTTTCTTTTTAATCATTTTGGTAGCAAAGATTGGGAAACAATTAAACAAAAGATTGTTTTCCTAGCTAAAGCCTATGACGTAAAGATGATTTATCTAGACCACTTGACAGCATTGGTGGCTGATGAGAAAGATGAGCGTAGAGCGTTAGACAGCATTATGTCTGATATGGCTAGTGTTGCGCAACGTAACAAAAATTGCATACATTTTGTGTCTCATTTGACCACGCCACCAGGCGGGGATAGCCACGAGGAAGGTGCTAGAGTACGTGAGCGTGACTTCACTGGCAGCAGGGCTATAGCACGCTGGAGCCATTTCATGTTTGGCATAGAAGGCAACAAGAACGCTGATGACAAAGAGCAAAGGAACAAGCGCTTGTTTCGTGTTATTAAAGACAGATACACCGGACAAGCAACTGGTGAATCGTTTGGCTTGACATATTGCCCGAAGTCGGGTATGTTACAGGAATGCTCTTATTCTGATGAAAGTGAGGTGTTGTGATGACTGACAAAACTGACCGAGCATACGACACCCAAAAAAAGCGCATTGTGTGCTGGTTTTCATGCGGTGCAGCAAGCGCCGTCGCAACCAAACTGGTGCTGAGTCAGTTTGCAAATCAGGAAGTTGTCATAGCACGTTGCATAGTGCGCGAAGAACACTTGGACAATGACCGCTTTGCGGCTGACTGCGAACGCTGGTTTGGCCAGCCCATCGTCAAACTTATCGCTAAGGAGTATGACGGCTCTGTGTTTAATGTCATCACAAAGCGCAAATACATCAGTGGAGTTGATGGCGCACCCTGCACCATGTTGCTAAAAAAAGAAGTGCGCTTGGCATTTCAGAGGCCAACGGATCGCCATGTGTTTGGCTACTGCTCGGAGGAACAAGAGCGCTACGACTCGTTTCTAGACGCCAACAATATTGATTGCATCGTTCCGCTGATTGATCGGGGTTTAAGTCACGCCGATTGTTTATCTATGCTACAAACCGCAGGGATAAAACTCCCCGAAATGTACCGTCTAGGGTACAAGCATAACAACTGCATAGGATGCGTTAAAGCATCTGGTGCTGGTTACTGGAACAAGATCAGGCAGGACTTTCCTGAGCGTTTCTGGATGATGGCTGGAGCATCTAGGGCGCTTGGTGTAAAGATGACTCGCAGCGAATCTACGCGCATTTATCTTGATGAGCTTCCTGTCGGCATCGGACGCTATCAAGATGAACCAGAAATTCAGTGCGGAATTTTCTGCGAAATGGCAAACAACGAAATTAAAGAGAACACATGAACGAAAAAATTGACCGTAAACTGATGCAGCAAGCGCTGGAGGCGCTGATAAAAGCACATCCATATTCAAACTCAAACAAAGACTTGGATGGACACAGCGAAGCCATCGCCGCACTAGGCGAGAGGCTGGCGCAGCCAGAGCCACCGCAGCGTTTTACTGACGTGCAGCAAGAGATAGAGGCCGCATTAACGCCAGAGCAAGACCCGGTGGCGTATGTAATTCGTGCAATAAATAGCAAGTCAATCAGCGACGAAATTGCGCCTACGGGATGGTCAACGTTTGAAAGCAAGATTGAGAAGTTACGCGCCGATCCTTGGGTACAGAACGGTATTGCTGAGATTGTTCCGCTTTACACCGTTCCGCCAAAGCGCGAATGGCAAGGGCTGACGAATGAGGAAATGCGGGCACTTGCTGACGAACACTTAAAATATCAAATTGAATCGTATGAGTTGAGTGGCGTTTTTGACTTGATACGCGCAGTCGAAGCTAAACTAAAGGAAAAAAACACATGAGTACGCAAATAGAAACCGAAATGACTGAACATACTGCTTGCAAATTTTGGGGCGGTAATGGACGTGGTGTGTGTGTGCAAATAAGTAAAAACGATGATTCAGCGGCCTATTTAGCACTAACTATGGCTGAAGCCAGTGCATTAGTAAATACGCTTATGCCGTTCATTAAAGAAGAGGCACAACGAAGGCAAGGCTTGTTGCGAGAATTTCTTGCTGATTTGAAATCAGTTGAGCGCCGTGTATTCCATGAGATTGGCGAATTGTCACCTGAGTTTTTTGAGACCGTTAAAACAAGCGTAGAATTGGTAGATAAATTCTGCCCCAAAGTGAGGTGAGTAAAATGACTAGCTACATAGACATTGTTGACTACAGGTTACACGGCATTCCGTGTCAGATAGGCATTACAATGTATGAGCCTGAAGAAGAATCCACATGGGAACATTCAGGTTATTCAGCACAACTTAATTGGGAACTATTAGACAGAAAAGGATACAAAGCCAAGTGGTTAGAAAAGAAAGTTACACAAGCAGACAATGATGAGATATATGGATACTTATTGGAGAACTACAAATGAATAAAGAAGAGCTAGACAAGTATAAAGAGCTAGAGCTTGTAGTAGAAACGCTAGTTGATTATTGCAACAACTCCGCATTTATGGCTACTACGTGTGAAGTGATCGCAGTCGAGGCTGCATTAGAAAGACTGTATAAAGCACGTCAAAAAGAGAGCGAGAAAGATATGACTAATGTGATTAACAATGGTAAGACAGCGTTTCCAATTATCGGACAGTTGCAAGACGTTCGTGAAGTTGGCATAACCATGCGCGACTACTTCGCAGCGAGGGCGATGGAAGTTAATCTTAATAAGTGCGAATGCTTTCCCGACGAGCATTGGCGCATGGGTGTCGCGCTTGATTCTTACGCAATGGCCGACGCTATGCTAGAAATGAGGGAAATGAAAAGATGACTAAAGACAACATTGTAAATTGTGCGCTGGCCTGTTTGATCTTGCTTGCTGTAATTTTAATTGGTGGTGCATTAACGGCATTGTACTGGCTCCCCACGCTTTTAGTGGGGTGGTGGCTATTTTAGAAGAGGTGAGAAATGACTAAAGACGACAGGCTTGAAATAAAGCTGCGACTAATTGAGCAGCTAGTAGAAAACCCAAACTTTGAGGCAACTCCCGCTGACATGGAGTACTGGGAACCGTTGCACGACAAGCTGAAAAATAAGCTGACAACTTGTGAAGCATTAGCTAGAGCAGTGATGTCTGACCAGACTTCGCATGATGAGCGCGAAAAAACTTTTGAAGCCAAAGTACGTAAAGAGTGTGCGGCAATATGTAGAAAAGAAGCTGCTGAGACAGATAAGCATTTAAGTATTGTAATTGA